GGTGGAGCAGCACCAGCAGCTAAACCAGCAGCTAAACCAGCAGCTAAACCAGCAGCTAAATCAGCAGCACAACGGCAAGGTAACTTTGCTCAAGGTGGTGGTGGCTATAAAAAATAAGCCAAACTTAAATTAATTGCCGCTCTCGGGCGGCACTTGACAACTTCACTTTTTTCATATATAATAAAAATTATACACTCATTTTATAGGAGACCTATGAGTAATCGCGTATATGGCATAGACGAAAAAGCAAAACTAGAACATTTAGTAAATGAAGGAATGATTGTAATGCAAGAAGTCCAAGACTTACAAGAAGGACTACGAGATACAGTCAAAGCAGTAGCAGAGGAATTGAACATTAAACCCTCGCTCATTACAAAAGCTATCAAAATTGCACACAAAGCTGAGTGGCATAAGGTGGCAGACGAATTTGAAGATTTAGAAACTTTAGTAGCAACCGTTGGCAAGGATCATACATGAGCTATATAGATGGCATATTTGATAAAGATGCTGACATCATCCGTGTTGTAGAACGCAGAGAAGGTGAACGTGTCTATGTTGAGTATCCTATAAAATATACATTTTATGTAGAGGATCCCAAAGGCAAACATAAATCTGTCTATGGAGATCCTCTTAGTCGTATAGTGTGTAAAAGCACTAAAGATTTTAGAAAAGAGCTCGCAATATATCGAGGCACAAAAATCTTTGAGGGTGACATCAACCCTATATTCCAGTGCTTGAGCGAAAACTATCTTAATCTAGAAGCACCAAAGCTAAATGTAGCATTTTGGGATATTGAGACTGATTTTGATCCTGAGCGAGGATTTGCTCAGCCATCAGATCCATTTATGCCTATTACAGCCATTACAGTACATCTGCAATGGCTTGAAGCTCTTATTACACTTGCTATTCCGCCAAAAGGTTTATCTATTGAGAAAGCTAGAGAACAAATGGCTCAATGGGGTAAATCTGTTATGATATTTGAGACAGAGAAAGAAATGCTTGATACATTTCTTGATTTGATTGACGATGCTGATGTATTGAGCGGTTGGAACTCAGAAGGATATGATATTCCTTACACTGTAAATCGTGTAAGTCGTGTGCTTAGTAAAAACGACACACGACGATTCTGTTTATGGAAGCAACTGCCAAAAAGGCGTGAGTTTGAAAAGTTTGGCAAAAAAGCTGAAACATTTGATTTAGTAGGACGAGTTCATCTAGATTCGTTGGATCTATATAGAAAATACAACTATGAGGAACGTCATAGCTACAGACTTGATGCTATTGGCGAGCTAGAGATCGGGGAGAACAAAACGGTATATGAAGGTACGCTGGACCAGCTATACAATAACGATTTTCGTACATTTATAGAATATAATCGGCAGGACGTAGCTCTGCTAGATAAACTGGACAAAAAGCTAAAATTTATCGACCTCAGTAATATTCTAGCTCATGCTAATACAGTATTACTACAGACAACTATGGGCGCTGTAGCAGTTATTGAGCAAGCTATTATTAACGAAGCACATCATCAAGGATTGCGAGTTCCAAATCGTCCAAAACGAGATGAGTCTAGCTCACAGGCTGCAGGTGCTTATGTAGCATTTCCAAAGAAAGGCTTACATAAATGGATTGGTTCAATGGACTTGAACTCTCTGTATCCTAGTGTTATTAGATCACTCAATATGGCGCCTGAAACTATTGTAGGACAGTTACGACAGGATATGACAGAAGAGATGCTTCGCGAAGCACAAGAGCTAGAGAAAAAATCTTTTGCTGGTGCTTGGGAGGGGATGTTTGGCACATTAGAATACGAAGCTGTGATGCAGAAGCGTAAAGATGTAATGATTACTATTGACTTTGAAGATGGAAAAGTTGAAGTAATGAGTGCGGCTGAAATTCATGATCTTATATTCAATTCACATACTCCATGGATGCTATCTGCTAACGGAACAATCTTTACAACAGAGTTTGAAGGTGTTATCCCAGGCATTTTGAAGCGTTGGTATACTGAACGTAAAGAACTTCAAGCTATGAAGAAAAAAGCTATTGACGCTGGAAATGAATTAGAAATTGCATTTTGGGATAAGCGACAGCTAGTAAAGAAAATTAATCTAAACTCGTTATATGGTGCTATTCTAAATTCAGGCTGTAGATTCTTTGATAAACGTATTGGACAATCTACTACACTAACTGGCAGAGCAATTGTAAAGCATATGTCTGCCGAGGTGAACAAAACTATTACAGGAGTATATGATCACACTGGTGATGCTGTAATATATGGCGATACTGACTCTGTATATTTTTCGGCGTACAATACGCTAAAAGACGACATTGAAGATGGAAAAATCCCGTGGGACAAAGACACAGTCATCACGCTATACGATCAAGTCGCTGAGGCGGCAAATACTACATTTACAACTTTTATGCGGGACGCTTTTCATTGCCCAGCTAGCCGTTCTGATGTTATTGCTGCTGGGCGTGAGATTGTAGCAGAGTCAGGCTTATACATTACTAAGAAGCGTTATGCTGCCCTTGTATATGACTTAGAAGGAGATCGTAAGGACGTAGATGGCAAACCTGGTAAAATCAAAGCTATGGGCTTAGATTTGCGTCGATCAGATACTCCTGTCTTTATGCAAGAATTTCTGTCTGAGATTCTTATGATGGTTCTAAAAGAAGAGCCTAAAGAAGACATACTAAGTAGAATTACAAGATTTAGGCTTGAGTTCAAAGAGCGTCCAGGCTGGGAAAAAGGCTCGCCCAAGCGTGCCAATAAGATTGGACATTTTAGAGCTTTGGAAGAAGCTAAAGGCAAAGCTAACTTGCCAGGACACGTTAGAGCATCTCTAAATTGGAATACACTCAAGGTGATGAACCACGATAAATATAGTATAGACATTGTCGATGGTATGAAGGTTATTGTATGCAAACTAAAACCAAATCCATTAGGATATACTTCAGTAGCATACCCAACTGATGAGCTTAGATTACCAGATTGGTTCAAAGCATTACCATTTGATCATGAAGCTATGGAAAATGCTATTATTGATAGTAAGCTAGACAATCTTATTGGTGTTCTAAAATATGATTTGACTGATACTAGACAAGATAATACATTTAAAACATTGTTTGAGTTTGGGTGAAATGAAAGAGAAGAAAGACGAGCAAAAGAAAGAAACATTGAAAGAGGTGCTAAATTCTCCTGAGATGGAGAAGGTTGCAGAACTATATGCAAAAGCTATGCATCAATATGAACGAGACGCTAATTCCTTTTGGGAAGGTATGTCTGAAGAAGATCAAGAGAAAGCCTTTTATATTGTATGTAAAAGAATCTATAATGGCGATGTAGTAAAAGGCGGCTCATATAGATATGTTCTTTATGATATATTTGGCTTTGATCCAGGAATGTATGGAATAGGTATGGATTGTGGCTATATGGATATCCACAATATGATTGGGAAAGGTTTGACATTAGATAAGATGTTAGCTGCCAAAAATATTAATGTAAAATGTTTTGATATAGAAAAATCATATAAAAAAATTAAAGATGTTAGACTTACATTAAAAGAAAAAGATGGAACAGCATACATTGAGGTTAATCAAGAAAAGAAGGATGGATGAGAAATCAATTACTAGATATTTTGCAACATACTTGGTTTGCATCATTCTTTGAATTTATAAACATATATCATATCAAAGATGCTGCTATTGAAATTATTCCAGATCTATACGGAAAAATTACAGATATTGATCCAAGAACACACCGACTTTCAACTACTCCTGCGCTAACACCGTGGTTGGAAGTTGGCATGCCAATTCAGTTCCTAACCTCACCAGACGGATCATCCCAATCGCTAAAAAATGCTGAATTGGATACTACAAAAGAGTATTATGTCAATACACTATGGAAAAATGATCACTGTATCAAATTTACTATAGGCGAGACGCCAACAACTAAAAATATTATAGAAGTTCCATACTCAAACTTTGCATTTACTATAAGACATAACCGCAGCTATGTGGTATTGAAAGATACTAGTTTTTTAGATGTAAATATGAAAGTTGTTTTTGAAAACTTTCCTAGCAATACAGACATAGTAGCCGAAGCTGGTTTTTCTCAAACATCAAAGTATTATATTGATGAAATATTTCCCAATAATAAAATAAGACTAAATGCTACTCAAAACGCTGCCGAATATATGCATTTTTCTAAAGCATGGAAAGGCGAAATTGAAATTGTACAAGATAATACATTTGTAGAAGCAGTTTCTCCTGAGAAAGATATCTACTTTGTTGGACAAACAGATGAAAAAATTCGTGCGTTTAATAAAAACTTTGGTTTAGATAATTTAGGAAAATTATGGGAACAACTACGCAATCTAAATGAATATGCTAAAGGATCAAATGTAAAAACTACTAGCCTAAATGAAGATGGAGAATATGTAACATCAAGAATAGATTTTATAAATGATGACAATACATTTAAGGATCAAGTTCCTGCAATACATAAGAAAGACATAACTCCTGAAATATTTCCAATGAAAGATTTTTCAGAATCAATGTGGAATATAACAACTAAGCCAACAGATGTAACTATTCGTAGATTTCAAGATATGTATAAATCATATGACGAGTTTCTTCAATTTGATCTCTATACTAAAAAGATTGATGCTAAAAATTCATCCTTTCCACTGCATCAACAATATATGTTAGAATTTGAACTAGGAGAAGATCATCCTAAAGAAGGACAGATGCTATTTGAGCCATCTATCTCAGGCACATATGTTCCACGCATTATATATGAATTTACTACAAGAGCAGAACCTATTGCTTGGTATACAGGACGCATTACTGGTGTAAAACCTGATTACCTTGTTGTATGGCCCTCGGATCACGGATTGACAACTGGACACGCCTCAAGAGATGAGATACCCGACACATCTCATGGATTTCTAAAAACTGAAGATACAAGCAGACTTTATAAGGGAATGCCTGTGCGTTTTGAAAATCCTGCTGACTCTGCCGAAGCATTATTACAAGTTGATATCCCAAGACTAACTACATTTTATGTAGACGATATAATTGACTGTACTACCTTTGCAGTTAGTGAAAGTCTACACGGAGGACGATTAGATATTAGGTTTGCTGATTTTGAATTTTGGATGGAAATAGAGCATAATGCTTTAGAGATGACTCATGTTGTAGATGATCCTAAACGTATAAATCCAAATTACAACAGTCGAGAAATTATTGATTATCTAGTTCCTGGAATGAAAGTACAGTTTGAAAATAATCCTGATTCAGCACTAGCATTGGAGGAAGCTGAACTAGATCCTAATGCAGAATATTATATAAAAGAAATTTTATCTACTGACGAAGTAGAGGTATATTTAGATACAGAAAAACCTGTACGATTAAATAAAAATACTGGCGAGGCTATAGAAGATTTACTGAATCCTGAGGCAAGATATCCTGATAAATCAAATAGATCAACCTCGCCAACAGAAAAATTTATTAGGACAAGATTTACAATAACTGATATACCAAATGGCGAAGCATTAGAGTTGCCATTTTGTAATTTTGAATTTACTATAAAACATCACGTTCATCATATATTTGTTGATGATACATTTTGGTTTGATTATAGAAAGAGACAGCCTATACAATTTGTAAATCCGCCTACAGCCTCTGGGCTTGAAGCAAATAAAAAATACTATGTTCATTCTATTGTAGATAAAAATAGATTTTATGTAAGTGATGAAATAAACGGTCCTTGGATTGAGTTAGGGCATACTACAACTAGATGTCAAGCAAGACACGACACAGGAAATGGATTAATATTTACAAGTTATCCTAGGCAAGAACCATATACTAGAAAAAATCCACATCGTATAGATATAAACCCAATTCCAATGGACGGCAGTTATACTTTTACATTTGGTGGTATTACTTGTGAAATTACACACGATAGTATATATGGCCCATATTATGTAAAAGATACAGATTATGAAATAGGTAGAGGTAAATCATGATTGGTGCTGTGCTTGCTATTAGTGTCAGAGCTGCTCGAAAAGATGCTAATAAGACGACATCAGTTATTCATATGATGATACACGAAGCCGAGCTCAGAGCTAAAGGCGAAATTTCATCTAAATGGGGAACTAACTTAGTAAGAGATTTAGACAAATCTTATGGAAATGCAGGTGCTATTACTGATTATAGAATAATCAATATCTATACTCAAACAGAAAATTTTTATCATCTAAAAGCAGGTAGTAGGCCTATTATCTCACCAGCCAATCCAAAAATGGCACAAAGTATGTGGGATATAT